TATTTCACGGATAAATTTGTCTGAGCCTAATGTTGCGACATCCTTGTTGAGTTCGTCGCTTGAGCCATAGTATGTTTGCCAATCGCTTTCGATTTTGCCTTTGATTTTTTTACGTTTTTTGTTGCCGTTTTTAAGTTTGACAGTCTTATACGTAGTTTTACTAAATTTCGCCAGCTTTTTGCCGATGTACTTGCGACCCGAAACTGTATTGGTAATCAAATAAACGAATCCAACACAGTCTTCGGGTAGCTCATCGACTACTTTGCCTTCAAAGAGCCATGTCATTTAGCCGTCATTGCAGCCTTTTGATCCGTAATCTCTTTACGGCGTAGTTTGATGCCCTTGCTCATTTCCTGAAGGGCTTTACGTGCGCGACCTGCCGCAGCCTTAACACCTTTTTCAGAAAACTTTGCATGTTCTGCTAGATATGCCTCGTATTGGGCAACAATATACTCGTGTGGGTTTGTGATTTCTGTTTGTTCAGCCATTTGATTTCCTTATGCTTCAACCATTTCTACATCTGTATTGAACGTTGTGAAGCCGTTCTCTTTAACAACTTGTAGTATGTTATTTACACGGCCCACCAGTTCATCACGGTGCGAAATTAAAAATATGTTCTTCTTTTGTTCTCTGGCCATCTTCTTCAATAGGCCAAGAGCATTGTCCACGCCGTTGGCATCCATGCCGCTGTCAATCATTTCGTCAATGAACAGCAGGTTAATAGGACGATTCAGACTTTCATAAACATCACGGAAAGCCCAGCTCAATCCCAGGATAAGCCTATTGCGTTCACCTCTACTGAGGTTGTCAAAGTCGAATTCCTGACCCAGTTGAGTGATATCAACTTCAAGGTCACTGCGGAATTTTACAGTGTGTGGCAGTGCCAGCTTCTCTAGATAGTAAGCAAGCCTGTGGTTTAGGTAAGTTAGGTTCTGCTCAATGATCCTCTTACGAACAAAACTGTCCTTGGCAGTCAACAGTTTCAACAGGAAGTCCTGATGTTCGTTTAGCTTGGTAAGAGCATTGATGTTATCAAAACTTACCTCTTCAAGAGCAGTTGTACGCAGATGGTCGATCTGTTCAACGTATGGATCTTGTTCAAGTGCTCTACGTTCAAACTGGTCTTGCATTGTTTCCAGCGTACTCTTGTGATTCACAGCATCGTCAATGTTGTTGTACTTGACCGTGGGTGCCGTTCCTAGCTTACCCAACGTGGTAATATCAGCAGTGACCTTTTCCAGTGCCTGCTGCTCACGTTCCAAGTCCTCTGCCAACAATGCAATAGCCGTATTAAACTCGGAGACCATTTCCTCTTGCTTGGCGTCGTGAATTTCTTGACCGCAAGCATGACACTGGTGTGCCTCTGTCTTTGTCAGAGCATCTTCAATTTCTTTTAATTGTTTTTCTAGTCTTTTGATTGCGCTCTGATGTGTTGCGAGGTCTTTGTTATGACGCTTGAGCTCGTTTTCATTTTCGCGCCACTTAGCCAGCGCCTTGTGGTTAGCTAACTCTTGCTCAATGTCAATGTTCAACAGTTCGTTTATGCTAGCCGCAAGTTTCTCAAGATCTTCTGCCTGCTTGGCCTGCCAAAGACGACTACGACGCTCGAGATCGTCAATAGAGTTTTTAATTTTATTGTTTGCATCAGTAACTGCCTTTATTCTAAATTCTTCTTCTTTGATACTGTCTTTTGTATTTTTAATCAACTCTTTTAGCAGTGTAGCTTTTTCACTCAGCTGAGTGATACCTAACAGTTGCTCAATAATTACACGTTGATCGTTGGTACGTAGACTCAGGAATGGTTCCGTATAGGTATTTAACGCCATAATGTGTTTGAACATATCATGGCTCATTCCAATAATGCGTTCTATCTCAACCTGAGTCTCTTTGTTTTCGCCCTGCTGTTCTTCTGTACTAGAACTGTCCTTAGCCAAATCATCAACAATAAAACGCAGCACGTTTGGTTTACGTCCGCGTTCAATTTTATAGTTGTGTCCGTTGGACTCAAACTCAACCGTAACCAACATACCCTTGTTGTTGGTCTTGTTGATTAGGTTGTCTTTCTTGATGTTGGTAAGTGCATTGCCGTAGAGTGCATAGCTAAGAGCATTTACGATTGTGGTTTTACCAGTACCGTTTCTGCTGCCATCGCCGCCCAGGTCAAGGTTATTACCCAAGACAAGAGTCAGACCATGCTGATCGAATCTGAGTGCTTGGGTAACGTTACCTACAGATAGAAAGTTTTTAACTGTTAGATTTTTAATTTTAATCATCAGAGCTATTATATTGTCAGGCTGTTGTAGATGTCAATAAGCACCTGGCGATCTACAACGTCACTATCAATCGCTGCTAATTGCGTTAGCACGATTTGATCAACGCTTTCAAAGTGAACATCACCACTCCAGTCTTGAGTGTGTTCTTCTCGTTTGGCTGGGATCAAGGTGATCTCACGCAGTTTGTATTCTTCCAGCCAGTTTTCTTTGAGGAATGTTGCCTCTTCAAAACTGACATCTGCATCGCAAGTGATACGGATAAAGGTATTCTTGTCCATATACTTTGCAGGATCTTCAATCAATCTTGTTAGGTCGATTGTCTTGAACTTTGGAGCATCGGGCCATGCCACATACTCGGGATCTTTGCCCCACTCAAGAATCATCATGCCCCTATTATCGTCCCAGGCATCCGCATAGTTATGGGGGAAGGCGTTGCCAGTGTAATGCACATTGCCTTTTTGCTGACGCAAGTGGAAGTGACCACTAAAGACCAGTTCCTGATTGGGGAAATGCCCACTGTTTAGGCCGCCGTGGTCTGGCATCTCTACCATGGCATTCATCTTGAAGCTAGGCAATTCAAAGTGCCCAAACACATACCTGCTGTCTAGGTTCTTCATCTTGGTCCACTCGTCGCCTACTAGCCAGGGTACCAGACTTACTTCGCCCTCAGTGTAGATATCATTAATTAGAACAATATTTTTCTGATTTCGAATGAACGGTACACTGTTTAAATCACGCTTTTCCCTGTAGTACAAGTCGTGGTTGCCAGGGATAAAGAAGAATCGTTCAAAGTTCTTACTGATAATATCAATGGCTTCCACAGTGTAGTTCAGTGTGCTAACGTTTACAGTTGCTCTGTGGTGATGCCAATCTCCCATGAAGATTGCAACGTCACAGTCACGTTCCCTTGCTGTCTTACAGAACCATTTTACAAAATTTTCACAGTCCTCATTATGGTGTTTGCTGTTTTGTCGCATTCCAAAATGAATGTCTGTGAATACTGCTGCCCTTTTAAATAACTGGGTCATCGTTGGGTGTCTCCTTGCTCAGTAACGCACTCAGGCGGTCGGCACAATGCCTAACGTCTTCTGATAGTTGTCCTGTGCCAATCTGCTGTTCGATTAGCCTAGCTATTTCGTGTAGCTTAAGTACCGCCTGATCTAGATACATGTTAGTAGTCCTCTGAAGATTTAAGATTAGCTATGCGTTCGCGTTCATCACGCACCATGGCTTCGTGTTCAAATTGTCGTGTGAAACTTGGGTTGCTGCCATACTCAATGAGTAAGTCGTCCCTAATCATCTGGTTTTTCTTCTCAATATTAAGGATGCGAGTGAAACTGTTATCAATAGCGGCAGTGTAATACGCAAAAGGGTTCTGCGATTTTGATTCATCGAACTGTAATCCTATCTGACTAAGTTGTAGTAGAGCTTGACTACGCATTTCGTCAACGTAAGTGTAGCCACGCCAGTTAAAGCGCATGCTATAACGCTCCACTAGAAGCATAAAGCTCTTTGCCAGTTTGTTGGTCATAGTACCATGATCCAGGCAAAACTCTCCAGTTTCTACATCACCCTTCCAGTGACTCTTGCCCACACAGACTAGAACGTCCTCACCGTCAATGTTTTCAAACTTGAAATGTTGATAGGGTGGGAAATTAACTTTTGTATGGTGATCACCACGATTTTTTGGTGTTTTCTTTCGCCCTGGTTCAAGAGGAATATGATCGTGTGTCATAATCCTAAAGACTACATCAGTCTTAGCCACTTTTTTGTAATCGATTTCCACCTCTGCCAGCTTGGTTTTGGGGTTCTCTTTCTGTGCCTCAACTAATGCCTTTTGGCTCAGTTTCAATGCTCGATTACGTTTAGCTTCTGCTATTGTTCTTATGTTAATTTTGTCCTTATCTGGTAGGATCAGATCATAATCACCGTACTTGGGCTTTGTATATGAGCTATACTTGTTCTTGCTTAAATGTATTTCTTTGAGCAGTTCTTTGTTGGTCAAGTACTGCTTCACTAATGGATTCGCGGTTGTCATGGAAATATTTTAACAGATTGCATCCAGCAAAGTCAACACCTTTGGTTAAAACTATATTTAATTTTGCTATAAATATAGGTATGAGCTCCGTATTTTTAAAAGCAAACAATCCTGTCGCAGGCTGTACTGCACCATTGGTGTTCCAATATACACCGTCAATTGAGTACGGCCATGACGTCAAGTACGATACGTACAATTTGGTGCACACCAATTACCAGCCATATGCTTATGCTAGAAGTGAACCTCCTAGTATTAATATCACAGCAAAGTTTAGCGCCCACACTACGGCGCACTTTAGGCAGAGTGAGTACGCAATACGTTTTCTCAGAACGTACACCAAAATGAATTATGGCAGAATGGATGGAGCTAAGGGTCAGCCTCCACGCATACTGCGCTTTTTTGCTTATGGTAATCAAGTGTTTGATAATGTACCAACAGTTTTGGGTAAGTTCAATATTACTTTCCCTGACGATGTTGATTACATTCTGGGAGTATACGACAACAAGGGCAATTTGAACACAAGTTTTGCAGGAAGAGATCCTGGAAAAGCAACAAACATGGCAGAGCCACCAACCACAGACCCGAATACGGTTGTGGTAACAGGGCAAAGAATAACAGAGTTGCCAATGTACCTGCCAGCAATTTTCCAGGTGTCACTGACGTTACACGTTCAAATGAACACATACAAAACTGTAACAGAGTTTACACTAGATGATTTTAGCAAGGGCGCCCTTGCAGCTAACGGATACATTTAATGGCAGGATCGTACACAGATAAAAGCTATCTATATGGCGTTGGGATAGCAAAGAAATTTTACCTAGACTCGGTTATATTGCCCAGCCTTGCAGGATCTACTGGCGTCTATGTCGAGGTGCCACCTGAGTGTGAGAACAGGCCTGATCTGTTTAGCTATCAGCAATATGGTTCCAGCAGACTGTGGTGGGTAATAGCTCTTGCCAATCCAGATGCACTCAAAGATCCCGTGTGGGACTTAAAATCTGGAATGACACTGTTCGTACCAAACAAGGATCTGATACTAGTTAAACTAGCAGAGGTGAGGTAATGGCAACACAAACAAGCGGTTTTGGTCCTAGGCCAAGTCCCACAGGTGGTGCATCATCCAATCACCAGGGTGTGGATTACAGAGCACCTATAGGTAGCCCAATCTATGCAAACACAGACCTGACCATTAATAAAGCAGGCGTTGGTTCTGGTTATGGTAACGTTGTCTATGCTACAGACAAAAATGGAACACAGTATAGATTTGGACACCTTGACGGATTCCCACCAGGCATGAAGGCAGGCGACACAATCAAAGCAGGCGACGTTGTAGGATATACAGGAAACACTGGTGTTAGCACAGGACCCCACCTGCACTACGAGGCTAGACCAAATGGCGGAGCAGCCGTAGACCCAAATTCCATAGATCCAAATACCGGTAAGCCTTATCATGCAGCTACTGGTTTTGAACCAGGCAAGTCACTAAAAGATTCTAATCCAACACCAACAAATTCTCGCCCACCCAATAATCCTCCCCCTGGTGGCGGTGGTAAACCACCAGAAAAACCACCTGGTGGTGGTGGCAAACCTCCACCTGGTGGTGGCAAACCGCCCGGCGGATCCGGTCCGCCACTTATAAGTAAACCAGTCGGGGGTGTCGGCATCCTAATGAACCCAAGGCACAAGGCACACGACGGAAAATAATAAATGGCAGATACCTATTACTTCAGATTGACAACTATGAGCCCACAGTCGCTTGGAACCATGAATCCCCAGGCGGGCGTTGTCATTGCTGAAACGGCAACAACTGGTAAGTTCTTCATCAATGAAGTTACTTTTGAGCAGATAACAAGTCCTAACAGTGACAGCTCTGTTGCGTACAACATTACTGGTGAAATGAAAATCATAGAACCACTTGGAGCTAGATTTTTGGATTACCTGCGTTACGCAGCTATTAAAGCAGGCTGTCAGAATCACCTTGATGCTAGATATATCCTTGACATAGAACTCAGGGCTGAAAACTATAGCCCGGGGGAATTCGTATATTCATTTCCTATCATGCTTTTGGTCATGGAGATGAAATCCTCCATCAGCGAAAAAGGTACAGAATACATAATACGTTTTGGTCCTGCCGATCACCACAGCCAGACTGATATGACGCAACCTATTAAGGAAACAGTCACAGTTAAAGGCGTTGCTACACTTAAAGAATATTTCGATGGTCTTGCAAGGGAGTTGGAAGTAAACGAATTCAAGTATGCTGAAGCAAGGCAAAAAGAAGGTGGTAAAAAGGCAGGCGGTGGACCGCACCCTGCTGCCGCAGATCCCAAGCACGATGAATATTATTTCCTTCTAGACCCTATCCTTGAGAACATGAAGTTCACAACTAAGGAAAGTGCAGAACTTGCAAGGACAGGTTCCTTCTATAATGTATGGGATAGATACGTCAACAAACAATTTGATATTACAGCGAAGTCAGGTACTACCATCGTATCTCAAATCACAAGAATACTGCAACAAACAGATGGTATCACAGTGCTGATGCCGGGCAGGACGGTGCCACAATCTGAAGACGGCCAGGGATCAAGTCCTGACAATGCTGCTGCCAACGAAGCTTCACTGGGTGATATACACAGATTCTTCAGGATAGAAACGCACACGGTCTACAAAGATTTTGATAAGATCAGAGGTAGATACGCAGTCAAGCATATATTTGCAATCTTCCTAGCAGAACAACCAAACATGTACCAGTACCCTGATGAGATAGACAAACTAAATGAAGAGGCTGCTCAGGGCAAAGTCTTGGGCAAACTCAATAGTTATATTACTAAAGGACTCTTACGCAAGGCCTATTATCACTACTATACTGGTCTCAATACAGATGTAATCAAGGCAAACTTGCAGTTTAACATGATGTACTATTTGCCTAGCTTCCCTGTGTACTGGACGGATAGAGGTACAACCAGCGATGGTAAGATGAATAAGCAAAACTACAATAGAAACGAAACACCATTTGCATATGGTGATAAGCCCGTTGCAGATGCTTCTGCTACCTGGACTTTTGCAGAGGATATATCTTTTGGTTCCATAACAGATGTTTTACGCAAAGCAGGCGCCGCATTACGTCCTCGCATGGAGCCAAGCGAGCCACTCAAACAGAACGATTCTCCAAAGAAAGAGAACGAAGACCTAGTTAACAAGATCTTTGAAGTGCAGTGCTCACCGCACGACCTAATGGAGTTAGAGCTGGAAATTTTCGGTGACCCATACTGGTTAGGTACTCCTAACTTAATGATGGCTGGAGCAAAGGGCCTAGCTAAGATAGACGTAAGTGATGGCATGAAGGGTAAAATCATGTCAGAGCTACCAGGTATTGATCCTAACTTTGGTTCCAGGAATCACACATGGTCTAACTATGACCAGGCGCAGTACTACAAGGGCGGCAACCTAATCTATTATAACTCACAACTTCCAACCAATGACGGTGAGAGCGATCTAATGGAATTTTCAACATCAGATCAGATCGTTGGAATTTACATGGTCTGGAAAATTAAGAATGATTTTAAAGAAGGTAAGTGGACACAGGTTCTATTCACTAAGAGAGATCTTACAATACCTACAAAATTTATACCTCTTGCAGCACTGGGTGCAGACAGCGGAAGCAATAGTGGCTTTCAAGCATACGTTGATAGCGTACTGTCTGCTGCTAATCAGGCAGGAGCAAGCGGCAAAGGTGGCTCTAATGTGCCACAATCAAACAACCCTAATCCCGCAAAAGAAAGACAACAACAGATGCGTGATCAGAACATGGGGGGTGGACGATGAGTAAAGTAGCAGGACCATTTGGGCAATATAAGACACCTGTAGAATACAATAAAAATTCTACGGACCGAGTTGGTGTAAGTAGCCAGGTAGGCATTTTCTTAGCTGTAGTTAAGGCCAACAACGATGCTAAGAACTTCAACAGGATACGTGTGTTTGTACCTGACTTTGGCGGAGATCCAGAGGAAGATGCAAACTGGATCACTGTGAGTTGTGCAAGCCCTATGGCAGGATCAACTAGCATTTACGAGCAAGGTGAAAATTATCCTGAATATGCAGACACAATTAAAAGCTATGGCATGTGGGTGCCCACTCCTGCTGTGGACTCTTGGGTATTAGTTGGCTTTGCAAGCGGTAGAATCGAGCAGGGCTTTTACATGGCACAGGTGTTCCAACGAGGAACGCAAGTAAGCCTGCCTGGACTACCAAGACAAAAAACATACGATGGTGAGAATTATCCTGCCGCGCCAAAGAATAAAAAGGACACAGATCCTGATCTTAAAAAGTACGTAACACATAAGCCACTGTGGAACGCTGTCAAAAAACAAGGTCTTGAAAAAGACTTCTTGCGTGGACTGTCAACAAGCGGTGCAGAACGAGAAAGCCCTAGTAGAGTATTTGGTATTTTAACACCAGAGCAACAACAGTTTGTTATAGATGACGGTGATAAAGATGGTAATAATGTGCAGATGCGTTTTAGAACAAGAAACGGCACTCAGTTATTATTAGACGATACTACCGGGCACATCTACTTAATATCTAAGAACGGCGAGAACTGGATAGAGATGAGTGTTGATGGTCAGATACACATCTATGGTTCCAAAGATATAAACATCCACAGCCAAAAGAATATCAACCTACGTGCGGATCTAGACGTAAACATTGAAGAGAGTAGAGACATGAGGCTAAGAACTCGTGAAAAAGATATCACCCTACACAGTGCTGCAAGCATACATTCAACGTCTACCAGTAATACACACATAACAAGCCAGGCAAACATCTATATGAATGCTGCTCAAGGCTACTATGAAACTGCTCCTGTTATTCACATGAACGGTCCTGTTGCCACACCCGCAACACCTACAAAGGATAACACGCTTACGGTTAACGACATCATTAAAGAGAGCGTCTGTACAGTGGTTCCTGAACACGAGCCTTGGCGCGGACACGCAGGTAAAATTAATTCGTCTGGTGGTACTGTTATTGTTAAGCAGGATCCTGCACCCGATAAACAACCAAGGCAACCCAATCCTGAGGAAAATCCTGCTACAGGTGAAATGAAGGAAGACCAAATGTGCAGGATAGACGACGTTAACGTAAGCAAGGATATGCAAGGCAGCATGAAAACAGATACTGGATTTACTCCTGCACCAGTGGATGTAATGGGTAACCAAACCGGATCAATAGGATTCGGTACAACATATCCGTGAGGCAAAGATGTCAGTACTTAGAAGTTATTTAGACAAGTTTAAAGAGGGAGCGCCTGCTGCGGCACAACGCATTGAAAACTCTGAATTCGCCCTGAGCATGAAAGAACAAGCACAGGCAACCGCTGCCAATGTAAAGCCCGTAGACACAAGTGCTCTAGACAGAAAGGTTAACTCGCTTGGTGATCCAGACGCAGCACCATACCTAGGTGATGATCCCATCGTCAAGGCACGCCTTAGCAAAGGCACGGACACTAATATTCCCTACGAGCCAGCTGAACTCTACACCAAAGGCGTTGATGAAGAGGAAGCAGAACAACTGTTCCAAAGGAGCCTGGAACGTGACCAAAAGGCAGTTCGAGAAGTTCTAAAATCCGTTGGTGTAAAGGAAGTGCCGCAGCGTACTTTTGACGGCCTGGTCAGCTTTTATCAACACACAGGCGACATTACCTACGTCTACTATGACGAGGAAAAGATCGACATGATGGGTCTTTATGCTGAAGGTGATTGGGAAAGAGTTGCTAGATTTATTGGCAGGGACGACAGGAATCGCTGGCGCAGATCCAAGGAAGTTGCTGCAATGCTATTCGGTGACTATGGACAAATAGATGACAACAAGTCCATTATTAAAAGGGGTCTTGACGAAGCTGCCGGCCTTATACAAAAAGGCAAGTACAATTATTTGACCGGTGATGCTGCAAGCTGGGAGCAGAAACTAGCTGCTGGTAGTTCTTATTTTAGGAACACAGGCAAAATGATGCCGGGATTGGATTTTACAACTAAATCCAAGATACTGGAAAACCTAAAGACAAACAACATAACGGACCTGGTTAAAAAACAAGCAGGTCCTTGGAAGTATTAATCGTCCGGAAGGATTTCTTCTAGTTCAGGATCTGCATCATAACCAGGGAAATATGTTACGTTGTACGTTTTCCCATCGTGCAGATATTCGTCAGTCCAAGTACGCTGATTACTTGAACTACTAACGGGCTCTTTAAGACCGAGTACAAGCATCATGTGTTTGTACTCGTCGCCTTCTATTTTACGCCTAGGTGGACCCATTACTTTACGCATAAACTCTTTGCGTTTAACTGGGTCCTTCATGATTTCTTCCATGGCTTTTTTATATCCAAATGGATCATCTGTTTTGGCTGTCAACTTTGTCCACCCTTTCTACGCTCCAAGGCGGAGCAGTATAAACGCAAAACAAGGTAGCTTCATGTAATGTTTTGAAGTACCTTGTTGAGCGAGTCCCACCAGTCATGTAATATACTACTGCATACATTACTTCTTTACGAATGGCGCCAACTC